ATGATTGGCACTTATCAGTATTTATCAGGATTTCATAAGCAACAACCAAATATGTATGCTATGAAATATTCGTTTTTTTTAAAAAAAGATCACAAGAACAAAGAAGGTAAATATCCATTGTACCTTAATCTCTACATCCATGAACAACGGAAACGAATTCCGGTAGAGCTGTTTTTATTTCCAAAAGAGTGGGATGATAAGAAGAAGTTTATTGCAACAAGCTGTGAATCCTATCAAGATTATAAACTCATTTTAGAAGATATAAAATCTAATATCAATAAAATCGAAATTCAGTTTCGCCTTTCTAGAGAAGTGCTCACTGTAGAAAAGTGTGCAGAATTGCTTAGAAGGCCTGATCTTTCTATTGATTTTATTTCTTTTATGCAATATGAATTGGATTTAAAAAGAAGCGCAGAAAACACAAAAAAGAACCATAGATCAGTTATAAAGAAATTGAGAGAATACAGAAAATCAATATTATTTTCTGAAGTCAATGATAAATGGATTTTAAAATTTAGGAAGTATCTCGGAACAAAAAAAGAGAATCAAGAAGTTACTATTGATAATAATATCAAAATCTTGAAGCACTATATAAAACTAGCCAAAAAACGTGGTTTGGTTATAAATGTGGATCTTGATGATATCATAATAAAACAGCATAGATCACATCGAACTAATTTAACATTGGAAGAAGTAGAAAAAATGAAATCTTATTATTATTCACCTTTTATAAAGCCCGCCCATTTTGCCACTTTAGGATATTTTCTATTTAATTGTATGACTGGACAGAGAATTGAGGACTTATTAAAGATGGAAAGGCACCAGCTCAATGATACATTTTTTAACTTTTGGAATCAAAAATCGAAAAAAAGTCAAATTTTAATGACTAATACTACCTGTAAGAATATCCTTGAAAAGGACCCTAAACTTTTTATAGATAAAATAACGGCAAAAACAATCAATGAAACAATAAAGGATATATGTATTTTATTAGGTATCAAAAAACATGTTACATGCCATGTGGCTAGACATACTTTTGCAACAAACTATCTAAGGAAAGGAGGTAAAGTAGAAGACTTGCAGGTTCTTCTCGGTCATTCAGAAATAGATACTACAATGATATATGTACATATTGTAGAAGGAGATGTGGTAAAGTCGATGACTTTACTTGATTAAATGCCTATAAATATTGAGCAGTAAAGAGTTATGAAGTATTTGTCACCAACTTTTTTTTGGTGACAAATACAGAAATTAGTCCATTCCTTCAGTAGTAATTTCAATCTGGTAACTGGTTGCTGATATACTATTTTTCACAATTTGTTTAATCCATAGTCTGCGACCATAGGCATAAATTTCAGACCGAATATTAACATTCCGGATCCTATTTTTTTCAACAAGAAAAGACCATGTAAATCCATTATTAGTAACCCTGTTGATATACCATGTTTTTAAATCTTCTGCTATTTCTTTACCTGAAAGTCCTGTAGGATTCTTTGCATGATTATCACCGGTAGAATTTAATCCATCATAATAAACTAGCTGGAGCATGCTACCATCCGGAACAGGCTTGGACGTTGCAATAGCCCTGTATGTCTTGATTTTTACCGGATAAACATTAATAGGAACCTCTGTGGTAGTTTCATTTCCTTTTTTTCCTATCTGATATCCATTTTCGTCAAAAAATATATCTTCAGAAACTTCACCATCTATTTCCGGGAACTTTATAAGAAATGATTGTTTATCTGTGAATTTTCTGGTAGGTTTTTCTATTTCAAACTCTCTGAAATCAATAACATCATCATTTGGTTGAATATTTATCCTGTTCATATAGACCACAGAACCATCAAAAATAAGATCGTAATTTCTTAGATTTTTAATGGCAGTTACTAATTCACCAAAGGTCCATTCCGGAAGAGCTCTTGCAATATCTACTGCATTTTCATTGAATACAAATGGAATAGGATCTCCATTATCAGAATGCTGTCTTATCGGATTAATCTGAATCTGAGCAACTCCGATATTTTTACCCTCATTGTCGTATTCATTATTATGGTATTGGCCTGCAAATTCTATTTTAATTATTGCCGTTTTAATAGCCTCTTCTATAGAAATATTAATTTCAAGATCATTAAATTCTATAACACCATCTCCCTGAACGTCTCTAACTAGCGTACTATTTTTATAAATTTTTACAGTTTCACTAGCAGCTTTTAAAAATCGCCCCTTAAATCTATATTTGCCAGGTGCAGATATAGGAATTTGTTTTGAATAATTTGCTGCCGGATATGATCCAGTATAATCCTCATCCGTAATAATTAATTTTACTTCTTTCTGATCACCTGTACTATAATATTTTGATCCGGAATATATAGTACGTTGTAATAATATTGGATCAGTAAGGATATCTCCCTGCAGAATAAAGCCAGCATCCTGGAATCCTACTTTTAATACATACAGTAAATAGGGTAGAGGGTGTATAATATTTCTGTTGGCAACATCAAAGCCATCTATAACTTCATTTTTAGGGAATACTTTTGCCCCACCGGTCCGTGGAGTAGTTCTATTATTTATTAATCCGTCAAAATATTTCCATTGCTGAGAATTCAGATCATATTCATCGGTAATAAGTTTAGGAAAATTATAGTTGACATCAGGATACTTTTTATTTACGATTTCGTTAGCATGATTGTAGATATTCGCTACTATTATTTTATCAAAAGGTAATTCACTTAACTTTTTTTCGAAATTAGGGAGATCCTCAAAACCGGAATTAAGTTGAACCTTTACTAATGGATCTGTAATATCCAATATTTCTAGTTTAGCTTTCCTTATCCTGCCTTCAAAAATATGTATTACATCGTGAAACCTCTTTAATCCAACCGCATAGAGAGATGAGTAATTTCCCATAGTAGAAATTATATCTCTATTTACGTAAATATCAAATGGCAACGAGTAGAGCGACCAGAAAGTATCTTTGAAGCGGGGATTTTCTTCTGTTATAGAATTTTTGACATTGGTAAGATCAATAATAAAGTTTTCCCCGATTATTCTATCATTCATCTTTCAGTTTTTTAAATTCTAAGGTCATTGAAAACATTGTTTCAGAGCTGTTTTTAAGCTCATTTTTCTTACCATTCGGCAAGCATTTTAATATTTTACCATCAACTTCTACCAAACAGAATGGAGATTTTAAAAGATCGTCAATTAACTCCCTTTCTTCATATAAAACCCATCCAGTATTTATTTTCAGAGTATCATTTTGTGTTGAGAAATACTTTTCATCCCTACCATCTTTATAGTTATCTGAAATAGTATGCTCAAATTCTGAAACAATGGAATTAAAACCAGATGCAGAAAACCAATCAAAAACTAAATTTTGATTTATCCAATAAATGTGTGCTATGCTGTTTGGATCTGGTATAGGAATTAAGGATACCGAACCATTTGAAATAATCTTATTTTTTAAGCTTGTAGCGAATTTATCCCGATCGAATAAATATGTTTTAATAGCTGCAGTTAGCGTTTCATCGGGTTTAGGTTCTGAATAAATATTGCTTAAATTTTTTATCTGTTCTTTTTTAGATAATAAATCTGTTGAAATTAATATATGGCTATTACTAAATGATCTTCTGATAGGATAATCAGTCAATAAAGGAAAACATTTTGGCTTTTTGCCGGCAGCAAAATAAATCTTAGGTAGATTATAAGTATTAATTACTGTATTATCATCTTTTCTTTCTGTAAAAGAAATTTTAACCTGTGCTAATACATAAGCTATAAAGTCTCCGGAAGGAAGACTCTCCTGCGTTTTTATAAAAAATGATTGAACTTCTTTCCCAGGATCAAATTCTGCCATCCCTTGAAAATAGCTCAACTGAAACTCTTGTATATCCTGATATTGTTTACCATATCCGGAAAAAAACATCTCAAGTTTCATATATATTTTAGTGCCTAAAATACTTGATCTGGTTATTTTTACCTTTCTTTTGTCCAAAGCAAAATAGTATAATTCTCCGGAGAAATCTGATTGAATAAAGTTAACTACAGTTACTTTCATATTAATTCTTCTGGTTACAGCTCCACCAGATAATATAATGTCTCCATCATGATTTCCCAGCGTTAAAGAATTACCGGGTTTGATCAAAATTTTAATTTCATTTCCTATAATGTTCACCGACTGTATGAAATTCGGAACTGAAGAAACAGAAATATTTAAGTTATTTGGATTTGACAATATAGCTTTTACTTCTGTTGTATTTTCTTCAGATTTATCTATAGATTTAATTATACTACCAGGAGAAACTTCGAATGAATTTCCATTAGTCTTGGTTAATTCAACTGGGAAACTAATAATTACATTTCTGTTTTCGTCCAATATTCTGAATGAAATATTCCATATACCATCCTCTGTAGAAGGATTAAGGCTTATGGCGTCCATTTCATATGGTTTAAATACACCGGTATTATTATTGGAACTAACTTGTCTGGGATCAATTTGTAATGGAACAAGTCCTTGAATATCTTCTCGTATTGGCCAGTTAACATCTTCAACATATAATATTTTGTTGTTTTCGTTTCCCAGTACTTTAAAATTAAGGTCTCCGGATAGAATTTGTGTTTGTTTATTCCATAGAAGCCTGTATATTGATTTTTCAGGACGGATTCCTGTTCCGGGATCAGGATTTTCACCCCCACCTGAACCAGTTCCGGATACGGAAATTTTAATTGCTCCAGCACTATAGATATTCTCAGCTGTAATTTCAGTTTCGATACTATTTTTAATACCAATGGCCACTATATTAATAGTATTTACATACTCTCCTGTTGGTAAAGAATCCAGATTTAAGAAATTGTACATGAATGTAGTACTTTCTCCTGGTTGCAAATGTAAGTCTGATCCTACAAGTTTATCGTTCTGTAATGATAGCCATTGGCTGGGTGCTGAATCATTAATATAAACTCTAAATTTAAAAGAGTCATATTGTGGATAAACATACTGAAGCTCAGGAACCTGAATTTGTCTGGAGAAAGATCTTGGATAACTAGCACCTTTACTCCAAACAAAAGAAGGATTCTGTGGATTTATTATCCAATCGTTAATTGGTTCCTTATTATAGGAACATTGCCATTGAAGACTAATTGATGAGCATTGCTCAATGGTTTTCATTCTCATACGATATAGCTGAGTTTATTTTTATACAATTTTTCTTGTGTCGCATAGATGGTTCCGCCTTTCCATAATTCTATTGCCACAATCCCCGTAAATATTATAGTTCGCATATTGTCTTCGACAATACTAAATTCAGGGAATAATATCCTGACATTAGCCTGAAGGAATCTGTATACATATTGGTTTTTAATAATAAAATCTACATCCTTTGGCTCATATCCGGTTAATCCATCTAGAACTCTTGCAACGGAACCTCCCAGAATAATTCCGGAAGTATTTCCAAAATTATCAGCCAATGAATTATAAATATGATCACAGTATTCATTGAGAAGTGGATTATCAAAAACTTCTAAATCCTGAAATATTTTATCTTGCTTTTGCTCCATTTCTTATTTTATCATATGATTCAATAGCTTTTTTCATTTCTTTACCGTTGGCTTCATTAGCAATTACCCATGCATCCACACCATTATTTTTCAAATATTCCAAAAAGTCAGATATCTGAGAAAGGACATAAACCAGTTGTGGATCCATCTGCATAATTCCGGAATTAATTGAAGTATCAGGTGTTTTGGTATCAGTAGTTTTACCACCTTCAGCATAAGGAGATGTTTTTCCTTGTCTTACTGTTTCCAGATAATCAATGATTCTTGCTGTTTGCGGATTATATAGCATCCATTCCGGAGCCACCCATTCATTTTCATGTACAATACCGGCTGGTTTATAACCGGAGGAGTCTGGAGTACCAAAACCGCTTCCCGTGTATCCTCCGGTGTCGAAACTTTGTCGTTCAGGTAGTGGTTGGGCAGCTACAATACCTAATTGTACTGCTCCCATTGCTCCGACTAAAGCCATTAACCATGGGTTTGGAAAAGCAGCTGCAATCCCTCTAGCCGTATCTCCAACAATTGAAAACATCCTCGAAATTTTGTCTGCTTTGGCTTGTTTATATTCAATCTCAGCCTTTTTATTTGCCGTTTGAGCTTCTAATAACTCTAATTGCTTGTGATATTCTTCATTGTTGATATATCCCTCATTTAAAAGTTTAAGAGACTCTTTTCTTTTTTTATCTTGTTGTTTCTCAAATGTTCTTAGCTCTCTTTCTCCTAAAGACCTTTGTAATTGGGAAAAGGTACTCACAATGTTTGATAAACCTGAAAAAGCCATTCCTATTCCTGCTATAGCAGCTCTTGTTTTTTCAGCTTCTGTTTGTGCTTTTTCAATATTATCAAATGCCTGTTGCCACTGGTCGGCTGAGAAACCAAAAACATCTACTTGTGACAACTCTGTTTTACGATCTTTAATTGCCTTTCCAGAGTCTGAATCTTTCCCTCCTTGAATAGTAGATTTTAATTGAGATATTTTTATTTCAAGAGCAGCAAGATCTTCCTTTAGTTTATCTGCTGCCGGACCGGAAAGTTTTTTTACATCCTCAAGTATTATTGCTTTTTGCAATTGTAAAGCCTCCATTTGGGCTTTTAACATTTTTCTATCTGCAGCCTCACGAAGAGCATTTTTAGCATCTTCTAAGGTTTGAATATTATTTAATTCTAAATTAGATAATTGTAGATATTCGTTGTTTTTAAGTAATAATTTTGCTTCAGTTAAAGAGTTTATTTGTATAATATCCTCTTCATCTAAACTCCTTATCTTCTCTAAGCGATTCTGTTCATTTTGAACAAATCTCTCAAAAGCTTTAGATTCCCACTCAATTCTAATTTTTTGCAGATTATACTGATGAGTTTTTTCTAACTGCTCTTCAATTTCTTTATTCTTTGAAATTAAATTTTGTCGTTTTTTATTAACTTCTGTTAATTCTGAAATAGCCAGGTCAAAGCCTTTTTTAGCGGAAGGAGATTTGGTTTCTCTTCCGTCTCTTGTAAGTTTTTCAATATCAGTTGATGTTTTATTTATTTCATTTTGAATTTCGATTGTTTTGGTACGTAGGTCTTCTTTCTGACGATCATACTCTGTTTTAGCAAGATTCAGTTCATTAGTAAATGACTCACCTATAATTTTATTTTTCTCATCTTCGTAAGCACGTTGGAGCTCTAGCATTTTTTTATCAGCAGTAGTTTTAGCTTCAATCGCCTTATTGTAAGCATCTTTAGAATGTTCTAAATCATTAGCAGCTTTGTCTGCTTCTCTGTTTTTCTTAGGCTTCTCTGGAGCAGTAACGTTAGTAGGTATATTTGTATCAATTACTGATGGATTTTTCTTCATTAAGTCCACGAGCTCATTTTGCATATCAAAATATGAACTCATAGCTTTATCAACAGCTTGATTCTTTTTTTCATAATAGCTACCATAATTTTTCATCATGGTCATTGCATAGTCTTTACCTCTTTCTTTTTCCCATTTTTCAAGCTGTTTAAACATATTAGGATCTAGATTTTGAGCATCCGACGGAGTCAACTTCATAATACCCCCTGTTGCTTTCCATAACCAGTCTTTTCCTGCAGCTTCTGCTACAGGTGCATTTTTTAAATCCTCCGCTTTTTCCAAAGCTTCATCCATTTTCTTAGATAATACTTTAGCTTTGGCATTCTTGTATAGTTGGTCTGTATATGCTTTTACAGCATCTGTAGCTTTTTGGGTGTTAATGTTTTCCAGATTTAAGAATCCTAAATATTCCGGAGAAATCTGATTTAATTTTTTTATAGCAGCTAATCGAGCCTCTTTAGACGCTGTCTCATCTTTTGCAACTTTTAACAAAGCCTCAAGCTCAGTTTTGTTGGATATAATAGAATTATTTGCCTCCTTGTTAACCTGATTTAAAAGCTTTTGTTTTTTAGTTGTTTCATCCAGTTCTTTGTTAAATGCATGAAATGCTACAACAGCTGCAGTAATTAGGGCAACTATAATCCCAACCCCACTCATTTTTGTAGCTGAATTAAAGGCAATAATTGCTATTCTGGCTCGTTGTAAATTAAGTGTAACTAATCCCAGAGCAACTTCATACAATAATAAAGCGGTTCTCTGTAGAAATAAGGAAGCTGCCTTAGCCTTGTCCGCTACTATACTTAACCAGGTTATTTTAGTCAAATTTCCCTGAGAGATTGCCGTAATTAGAACAACCGTGTTATATGCTAGTAAAGCAGCCGTAACTACTTTTATGATATTCCATAAGAAGATTAGGCGTTCTTTAAAAACAAGAACACCATCACTTGCTGTACTTGTTACCCCGGTAAGATATCCAATAAGCTGAATAATCCACTCAAACTTATTAATGATATTAGTGGAAGTAAATATATCGTTCCATGCATTTTTAAGCTTTTCTAAAATAGCAGGTGCATTGTTATTTTTTTGGTTAAATTCATCCTGAAGGGATGTCATTTTATCCATCTCTACAGCTGCTGTTTTCATTGATTCACGGAATTTGTCCGTATTATTTGCTGCTGCACCAATAGCTTTTTGTACTTCCAAAGAGTTTAGACCTAGGCTCTCTAGTACTTTAGCAGTTTCATCAGCTTTAAGCCCTTTCATTCCTTGAGCAAAACGAAGGAAAAATTCTTCTGGTTTAGTATTAAGAAGGTTTTTAGCATCTTTTTCGCTCATGTGCATTGAATATGCAAAGGCTTTTATATTTTCACCGGCAACTTTCATAAAGTTTGAAAATCCGGAGGACGCTATCTGAGCATCAATACCAGATTCCTCGAAAGCAGCACCTAACCCAAGTACTTTGTCAATTGCTGGCTTTACTGCATCCGGTAGAGTCCCTACACGCATTGCAAATTGTGCGATGTTTCCCTCACTAGCTACACCTTGCGCTGCTAAAACATTAAGAGCGGAACCTACACGATTAATAGCTTCTGAGTAGGTCATTGTTTTGGTATTTTCAAATAGGTTTTTAACCTTACCTAATTGTTCTACTACACCTTCTAAACCTCCTTCAAAACTATCTCCTAATGCAACATAAGCTTTGTCAATATCCTGAACAAAGGATTTCATTTCAGCAATAGGAACTCCTAATCTTCCACCAATTTCAGCAATTTTTAGACGGGCAATTTTGGATGTTCTGGTATCCATCTTTTCAAAATCATCCCATAATTGCTTCACCTGTTCCTGCGACATCCCAGATGTTTTCCGTACATCAGTCATTGCATCAGCAATTTTCAGTAATTCATCTACTGTTTGTTTGCCTTTGCTGATTATGGCATCAAAGAACCTGCTGGCGAGATCGGCCGTGAAAACTTCCCGGAATGTATCGCCAATTTTTATAAGTCCATTTTGGAAGAACCCTAAAACACCGGTAGATTTTTCAACAGATTTTGTAACCTTGTTTATTTCATCTTTTAGCTCCTGAAATCTCTCTCTGGCTCGTTTTACTTCTTCTGCTTTATCAATGAACTTTTGAGTACCAATCGGAAGCTTTTTTAGCTCACTTTCAAGTTTTTTTGTAATTCTGGAAACGTTATTAAAAGTATTTTCAACCTGTTGCCCATTAATAATCAGTACACCTGTAGTGGTAATCGTATTTGCTTTTGATGCCATCTTACTTGATAATTTGCTGCAAGATGAACCGGGGAGAGGTCAGACTAAAGGACATTAAAAAAGGCATCTGATGTACAGATGCCTCTCTTTTTAAATTTTTGAATGATACAACTAATTACTAATGCCCAGCGCAAAAGCAACTATAAGGAATAATAGGTAGAAGATAAATATTGCCACCATAACAATAATACCAATACCAATTATAGAATTTAATAGCTTGTTCATTACATCAAAATTAACGATTTTCTATAATTTTTTTTACATTGAATACAATTTCTTCAGAACGTAAGCTTGTAATTTTTTCCATTACAAAAGGAATTACTCCAGATTGTTCTATTGCTTCATTAATGAAAGGTTGTGGTTTCATTTCAAAATAATGAGCTTTAAAACCGTAGGTTACTTCTTTTGGTTTTTCTCTTGTTCTTGTCCCTCCGGATCTTGTTGTATTTACACCATATTGCTGAACAAAACCATGCTTTCCCATTCTTATGGAAAGCTTCCGCATATACATGGACTGATTTCCATCTCTTTTTGTTCCATATTTTTTTACTGTGGCTTTGGCTTCAGCATCTTTCAATGAAACATCACCTTCTGATCGGTTTACATGAGCTGCAAAGGAAGAAGTTTTGGAACGTAAAGCTGTTGTAAGCATTTGTACAGCTTTGTCTGCAATTTGTTTTTCATTTTGATATTCCATACTCAAAAATAAAATCTAAAGTACATATACTAAAAGACAATATTTAATCTAGGTCTCTTTCAAAAACTACCCAACGGAAAACCCTACCAACTTCTTTAAGATCCTTTTCCTCATCAACTTCCTCATCTTCTTCTACAAGGATTTCCTCTGTTTTTAATATATACAATTCCTGTTGATATCTTAATTCTTTTAGAATTTCGTATGTGTCATTTTCTGAGAATGGAGTAGAAGGAACGATTCCTTTGAACATGGCATAAACCTGATACGTAGACATATACTTTTTCTGATATTCATCTCCTGTTGGAGAGTAATATTTGGAAAATAGTTCTTTCATTTCTTCTTTATAATCATTCATCTTTGTTTTCAATTTTAGGATTAAGAATTTCTAACAAAGCACTAAAGCTCTTTGGATTTCTATCACAAATATGGTAAAGAGAAATGTAACACTGAAGTACACTTAGTATGAGTTTAGCTTGTTGATCACTTACTTCTGTTTCTGCTCCAAGATCCATAATAGTTTCGTGTATGTCCGCACGCATTTCTGCACTTTGGCTCATTACAGAAATATTATCCTCCAGCCATTGACCTAATGATGTATTGAAATTTTTAGCCATGATTAACAGTATTTTTCATTAAACTTATTAATCATTCCGGAATAAGCCATTTCAAAGCTATTTCCCCATGCATGTGCACGGCGATTTGTTTTTAAACTTTGGAACATTGCTATGTAAGCATTGTCTGAAGTTTTTCGAAAAGTAATTGTTCCTTGATGTAAATTACCAAAAGCAGTTGGTGTTGGTAATTTAGCCTGTTTTCTTGTTTTTTTGAATAGTGTTACAAAAATACTGGTACTTCTTTTTGTTTTGATGTTGGTTTTGTTTAGCATTTTATGTTGTTTTAAAAGTTTCTCCTTAAAACCATCCACGAAAAAAGAAAAACCTTGACTTTCGTGGATGTCGCTAAACAAAACCTTCCGGAGAAAGAACCACTACTCGCCAAGGCGATTTATAATAATTTTAAATTATATCTGGATATTTACCAGAAGATTTTGTTTAGCGATACAAATTTACATAAAAAAATGTTACAAATAATAAACTTGTAACATTAAAAAAAAAAAAAACATAAATATTATAAATCTGTTTCTTGGAAATCTATTATTTTCCCATTTAGTAATGTGATTATATAATAAGTACTTGATGCACTTTTATAGGTATAGACATCCCATTTTCCCCTGTGGTTCTTAGATTGTGTATGCCCTTCTCTTTTAATATATGATTTATTCATTGCATCATCCATCATTTCCCATGTCATTCCAGGACTTAATTCAATAAAATATATTTTTTCGCCCAATTTTTTTCCATACTTTTTCATTAAAGTAGCTTTTTGTTCTTTTGCTTGGTTTTCAAATGTATCTTCAGGATTTTCATTTGTTTGGGCCTTAAATAATATCATTAAAAGTAGAGTAATAAAAAATAATATTTTCTTCATAAATAATTTTTCAATAAAGATACACTTTTGTTGTTTTCGGTAGTTGCGGAAAACCGTAAAATAAAAATCCAGCCTTACGGGGCTGGACGTTCGTGCAAAAAAATATAAAAAATCACGAACATATACTGTCTATATCTTTCCAATCATCTGCTTCTAATTTGAGAGACTGTGAGTTTTTTAACTCCAGATAGCATTCGGCTCCGAAAGATTTTAAATTAAGTTCTGTAGGTTCTATTTGAACACTTTCCTTCATAAATGCATTATATAGAAAATGATCTTCCTTTGATGCATCCCATCTGATCCTGGCCAATATCTTCAAGGATAATTTTTCAGCATTGTCTACAGCTTCATATTGCTTAATAAAATCATCCTCAGCCACATTATTATACATAATAGCAAAACGAATCTTTCGCACGCTTATAGTATTCTGTTCCGGACCAGAAAGTCCCAGGCTATAACCAAATATGGCTAAATATGGTTCATCCAACTGATCATTAGAATCTTTAGTTATCAATTCTCTCTGGAAATATCCTACGAAACTATTTAGAAAATTAGCCTGCTTAGTCAGGTTTTCGAAATAGTCTTTCATTTTTAAGTATGAATTATTTTCCCTTTGCATACTCATTTGCTAGTTTTTCTCGTTTAACAATTATTTTACTGAAGATATTCATGAATTCATAAATGCGTGTAGCATTACTTTCATGTAAGTTTCCAAGTGGTTGTTTATCATCTTCCATAACAATACTGATTATGATTTCAGAAAATGGAGTATGCTTTGGATCTTTCTTTGGACCTTTATCCGGATTTTTTGGTTTAGGATAAATTATAGGAAATTGTTCACACATGTGATTATAGCAGGACATGTAAGTCATTGCTATTACCTGCCATTGTTTTTTTGTAAGCTTATCTGTAAACTTGGAAATAGCAGGAAGATTCTGTTCATCAAAAGTATCTCCAAGCCGGTAAATTGATGCAACTAAAGCACGAAGGTATGTATCGGATTTAGTTTTCATCCAGTTATAGAAAAACTGATCCATAAAACTAAATTGCTTAATAGATAAATCTCCCAGACGGTCAGCCGGTTTTTTTAATCCTGGTATCTCCGGAAATGAATGTAGCTTTGGAGAATCTAGTAAGAATTTGCCAAACTCTGACAAAGTAGAAATAGGTACATTTCGAAGTAACCATCGTAATTTTAGTGAACTCCAGAATCCTTTTTTCTTCTGGAAAAGTATAAGAATCATTTTCAGATACGATTCTGAAAAATTATCGTTACTATAATTATGAAATAAATTGACAATCTCTTCTAATTGCCAGGTATTAAGTTCCTCCCACGATGATGCAACAGTAATATGTTTAGGCATGTGTTATTTTTCTACGAAGGAAGTAAAAGTTAAGAGCTGGAGAAAGGACATGAAAAAAGCATCATAACTATGATGCTTTGAAAATGTTTAACCAATTAAAAGCCCAGGATAACCGGAGCCTACCAAATCACAATCACATAGTGTGAATCGCTTCTTTATTGCAAGATAAATTATAATTACTTTTTATAAATACGGGTTTCCAGAATTTGGATTGAAGATTTATGTTATAATAAACCCCGGCAACTCGTGCCAGGGAAATTAAACATCTCATTTTATTTATTAAACTAAGCGAGTACTAATTTATTATACCAGTATCTAACCATTTCAAAACCAAAAGGATTACTTGTATAGTTTCCTGCAATAACCTGACGTGTAGCTAACAATGAAGGTTTTGCTGACAAATTATGTTTTTTCCAGTAATACAATGCAGAAATAAAATTGTACGGTGGTTTCTCTAACCATTCCGGATGTGAAATAAAGTCAATACCTGTATCTTTTGATAACTGAGTATAATTATTTCGTCCAGTGGTTTGAATAGCGCCGCGGCCGATGAACTTTGATCCGTCTCCATCATAAATATTACCTAGACCTTTTGGGAATTTCCGGTCATCATATACCAGGTTAGCAAGCTTAACGGAATCTCTTAGATAATCGTTTGGTTTGTATTTTGATCGAAAAGCAGAAGGAAATACTGCTACTAATCTGGAAGGTGTTGTATAGAAAAGATTTTCTTTAAATGTTTTGAAAGCTCCGGTTTCATTTAGACAATTTGCAAGAAATCTCCATTTATCTTCTTGGGTTTTCAAACCATATTCTTCCATTTGCTCATATAGGTTTCCTGGAACATTAGCCATGCTGGCTCCGACTTTACGAAGCTTGTTCATCATTTCAGTCTTTGTCATAATTAAAACCTTAAGAAATTATAGGAAATACCAATACCAAAAGCAGGATAGATTTGATTAGATGCAGGCACATAATAGTACCCCAGCTGGGCGCCTAATCCCCACGGTTTATTTTTAATATCAATTTGCTTCCGGAAGTGCTCGACTCCGTTTATTTTGAGATTTTTATCAGGGCTTGATATCCCAATGTAAGTACGTTCTTTACCTAATAACCATTTACGCTCATTATATTTTATGACATCGACAATAGCGTTGTAACGATAATTTACAGTACTATCTGCTTCATTAGAAACGATCTGAATGTATTTGTTCTCATAGTAAGTTCGAGCCTTTTTATTCTCATCAATCTCTACTTTAGCCGCTTTAAGCTGTCCTTCAAGGACAAGTTTAGCACGGGTAAGTTCTTGTATTTGCTCAGTTTTAATTTTATAAGCAGGTGTTAAAGTATCCTGAACATATGTCATATACTTGTTTGTAACATAATTATTGATAATTTCACCTTTTTTTTCTTCAAACTTTCCTACAGTTGTACTGTCAATTGGATTTGGAATTTTATCCAATGTAGGCGGATTCTGATTGGGGGTTACAGCTTCTTTTGCAATTCGTTCATTCTTATCTAGTGTAAACCAGCCTTGGAATAAATTGGCAATAAGCACAATTACTGATATTCCTAATATTGCTATTAAAAGATTTTTATTCATTTTATTTCGATTTTAAAAAGTTTTTAGCGTCTTTAGTTTGCTCCCTAACTAGGCTATCAGCATATTTCACTTCCATTTGCCGTACAGCCAAAGCTTGTTGCCAAACTCTAAACTCATCAACACAGTCTTTATTTATTAATTCACTGACCTGATTTTCAAGTTTTATTTTATCAGATTTCAATTCTGTGATATCGTTACCTTGTTTCCATATATATGCAGCAAGAAGCCCTAAAACAATGACGTAATAAGTGTTTCTGTCTTTCAATAGTTTTACGAGCACAGGAATTGTTTTTATGGCTTCTTGTGGGTTCATTATTATATAGTATTATTAAATTAATTGTACACTCACGTCGTGAACAAGAATAGGACGTAAATGATTAGTGTATGATGCATCCACAAGAGATCGCTTTTCAATCTTTATATCAATAACTGATTCAGTACCTAATAAATCAACTTCAAAGTACGATTCATGCCAGCCCTGCATTATTCTACACTCTTTATAAATTTGCCCGTTAACAGTTACTGCTAACTTCCCATATTCATACTGGCCAGGAATAACTGTCACAACGTTGTCAATATATTTACTGCCCCCTGATGCCGTTGGGTCTAAAGCACCTCCGGAACCATTATATCTGGTAGTGGCAATTTTATTGAACTTCTGTGCTACAATACGAATAGCTACTTTTGTAGGTTTATTACCGGTTAGTGGCATTGACTTCGTAATAACATCTCCTTCCTCTTTAAGCTCAATATGAGACTTAACAGTATTATAGCTGGTGTAATTTGCAATTTCAGAAGGAAAAGAATCTACAGCGGAAGTTCCTGCAAGTGTCCATCCTGTTTCCAATGATGTTTTAGGATTTAATTCTGGTCCATTTTTTCTATACTTGTATGGTATTTCTTCAATTACTTTATCTTCACCTACATAATCATAAACTACAGGTTGAGCGATTTTCATTTCACTAGAACCTTGAACTAAGATTCTTACCTTGTCATATTGCTGAATGTTTTCGCCGGATAACTTTAACTTTACAATTCCATTTTCAAAAGTGAACAAAACTTCTTCGGCAGCACTTTTAATGGCTGTAACATTACCACCACCCACAGCGATATTACCCTTTCTGATCATATAGACCTTAGAAGGAGATACATCACACCTGAACTGAACATTACAACTCTTTATATATAGCTTATCTAAAATAGCTTCTATAAGAGCAAATTTGTTAAACGTTATTGCATTACCCCTGATAAAATCAATCATTTCAGATTGAGATCCAAAATCATAAATACTATCAGGAACATCATAAGAGTTATTATCAAGATTGTCCTGACTTTTCGGCTTAAAAGCGTTTTGAATCTCATTATAAGTATTGATAGCTAAATATTTTTCCGCTCTTTGATCATTGTTATCATACATTAAATCGGCTATTGTAGGAGTTCCTGATTTATACGGCGGTCTTACTCTGAATAATTTTATAGACTTATCAATTGAAATCGATTTCAGCATATTTAAATGTGAAAAATAAGCTGCACGTCCTCTATAGTTATAATGATTAGAATAAGTAAATCCAGTATATGGATTATTTTTTGGATAGCATTTGCTTTGCTCAATTCCAATAGGTGAATACTTAACTCCTAATGCCTCTGCAAAAGCTTTATAAGTATAAAAGTATTCATTAACTCCTCCGTAATCCTCTTCACTTCCAACGAGCATTTTAGCTCCTAATGATTTTGTAAGGTTTAAAGCTTCTTTTAAGTCATTAAATCCATTCTCTCCTGTTCTAGATCCATTAGCACAGTTATTAAACATAATATAGCTAATCGGGATTGTCCGGAAGTAACAACCGTCCTGTACATTCCACTCTGTGGCTATCGCGTTTATGTTATCCAACATACCCCGTCCACCAACAGCAATATTATATATGTTTACATCAGAGAAATTATTCAGAATGTTAGTTGGTTGCTCAGGGGCATATGAAGTGGCAGCAGCTGTAAGAGAGCTTCCGGTAGCTAATACAATACAAGACGTCTGAGGAGTGACACAAGAAGTAGCAGGTAAGCAATATAAGTGATAATCAACATCTACTACTAATTTCATGTTTGGCCCTGAAAAATATGTCATTTCTGTGCCTACATTAGCGTCACCATACCCCCCATAAGAAGGGCAATCATATCCCCTCAAGTTAGAACCGTCTTCAAATCTGAAGATAAACCCAAATCCCTTTTCAATTAAAATTGGCGTGTCTAATTCAGTTTCTTTCCCTGTAAGGGTTATATTAGTGATGAGCTTAACGACTTTGTTTGTTTGATCATATATAACCAATCTTCCGACTTTTGCGGCTGTGTAGTTTGGAAATCCAATTTTATATAAGTACCTGTCACGAGAATAGTCAGCTGTAGTGAATGGAGACATGCCATAAAAGTGACCAGCTGCACCATCAAACATAGTAAACCTTCTATCAGGTGATATTATCTGCTTTTCAGAGATTTTATTGTAATCAAGGTCTGATTTGGTATTAGGATACAGTTCTTTTCTTGCAATTCCATTGGTAACAGAAAGAATTACAGTATTAGCCTCAAACTCTTCAATAGAAATAGTTATAGGTGTTGAAGTTCCGTTAATAAGTTCCTTAAAATTATTGTAAGTACCAGGTTCTGCAATTTGCCATCGTTCGTATTTAGTAGTTGAAGGTTGGGTATTTAATTCAGCAGTACCTACAATCCCAAATAAGATATTTTTTTTATCTTCTTCAGTTAGAATAATTGGCTTTTCATTACTATATACTAATGTCTGTAACGCAATTTGTGCTGCTCCAGCATCACTATATATCATTCCATTAATTTCAACCTCGCTTACATCTGCTTCTAATAAAGAAAACAATTCATTTGTAGCTGAAGTTACTTTTAATCTATTGCCATTAACAATTTCAACATTATAGTTTTTTAAAGCAAATTGGCCATTAAATTTAAATACCAAGGACCCTTCTTTACCTGGTACCGATTCGAATAATTGTGGCATTATTTAGAATTTTTATTGTTAAAAATTGTAAATCCTTTGGTAAGGATAAAGCCGATGCCAATACCTATTAAAATAAGTCCTAGTGCATTTAATGTTTCATTCATAGCTGTAAACTAATTGATTATTAAAACAAAAGTAGCGGTGTGAAAACCGCTACTAAAGGACATTTATAAGTATATGCCAGATTTCTTTTCGATAATTTCTCGTACAGGAATGTTTGGTTCCGGCTTATAGCATGGGAAATCATCAGGATGTTCACCCAGATATTTTAGAAGACTACTCATCGATTCATTTGCAAGCTTTAAAAATTCTTCTTCTAACTTAATTTTATCAAGAGAAGAAAGCAAAAGCGATTTTTGCCACGGAAGCTCTTCATATTGTATCACTACACCGGAAGTGATAAAAGTAAATTGTGAAAGTTTGATGGCATATCCTAAAGCATAATAAGCCAAAGCATCCTTTAACAGAGAAGCCAGAAGTTCATTCTTTTCAAGATCTTCTACAGTACAGATTTTTATTTTTTCCAAAATGCCAAACTGCCAGACTCTTTTCATCAGCGGTACCAGTAGATTGTACACATCTATGGATTTATTAATTGTATAAATCTTATTAAATTCTTCTGGATTAGGAATTGGAGGATACGAAACTGTTTTGTAGAATTCACAATCTTTTTTTAAATCAGGATCTTTACCAATGGCTGTGAGGGCATCAGATAATGCTTCATCCGCAATTTTTACTAGTGACAAACCCAGATCACGAACATCCCACCACGGAGCTGTTTTCATTTTATCCTGATCATACTGATCAATACCGAAACTATTTATTTTAACCTTGATAGATGGAATAGCAATAATAACAGAATAACAAGCTGCTGCTTTACAAATTAATTCTGCAATTTGAGTTTTATTGGTATCTCCAGAATCTTTTAAGTCCGAAAGCATTTCGTCGGAGATGTATGGAAAAATTTTTTTACGGAATGCTGTTTCCTGATGGGGAGCAATGATGTCAAGTCCAAAAGTCTTTGGGAGTCCTACATATTTTTTAAAATCTTCTATTGTCAGAATATGTCGCATTTTTAACACTTTTAAAAGAAACGATTTATTACATCACAACCGAACTTTGTCCGGTTTTATTTTTGTCTAAGGTGGTCAACTGTACATTAGGGAATTTTCCAATTAAAGTAGGGTCCCATCCATTCCAGTCTCTAATGGTAAGGAATATCTCAAGTGTAACAGCATGTTTTGCCGGTAGCCTTGCACAAAGAATGGTATACGCTTCCCTTTTATCAGATCCTGATCCGGATAGATTTTTACCACCAGGTATTCCCGCACCCAATAAACACGGGTCTACACCCATTGGAAATAATATTTCTGAGTTGCCGGCTGATGCATCAGGGAGAAACTCTCCGTTAGCTTGTTTCTGTGAAATCTCCTCAATCTGAACCCCCTTAATAAGTTCTCCGGTATTTTTATCTCTGAAGAATGGAGAAATAAGAGAACGTCCTGCAGCTTCATTTCCGGCAAGTTTCTTATCTATCTTGTCCACAAGATCTGTTCTTATTTTTTCTTTTTCTGTATCAGTAAAGTCAGCCCATTTTTCGTTGTAAATATGGGCAAAGTAATCATCTGCCAGATGTATAAGAAATTTGAAGTTTAGTTGATTTTCGAACATGAATTTTTTCAATTCCGGTACTGATAGTACAACATCTACCCATCCGTTTTTAAAAGAAGATTGCCATCCAACAGAAGGGTATACCTTTTCAATACTTAATGCATCAATTGCAGGTATAATGAAATTGTGAATTTTTCTACGTTTACACTCTTCTTTAATTTCTTCAGTAGAGTACATCTGCCCAAAACACGGAACGATAACATCAATCTCTTTTTTACGAGATTCCCAGTCTGTGTTAAGAATAATATTTTCAATTAAACCAGTCTTTTCATTAGGTACCTGAAAACGAGCAGTAGCAGTTGGATGTCTTTTAATTGAAATTATCTTAGAGTAATCCGGACTTAGTAAATATTCTGTAGGGGACCATCTATAAGTTTCATAATCATTAACTACTCCTTTATAAAAAAGGTCAATCTTAACCTTTCTGAAAAATTGATGAATCTCAGGATATTTGGTGAGCATGACTTTCTTATAATCCGCACCGTCTGGTCCTTCATATTCCTGAAATAAAGAAAATCCGGTTCCATAGTGCGCTGATTGTAGTACTTCAATACCACCGTAAGCAGCTCCTACCTTTTTTAATTTCCTTTCAAATTCTACTGGCCATAGGTTATCATCTCCCCAAGCGCAAACATCTGAATCCCCATTAGATTTTAGGAGCTTAGGAGTCGAAGCAGTAGGCTCTCCTTTAACTTTATTAAAAGCAACAACAGTCCTGTTACTGCCTACAGAATATATTCCGTCTGAAATTTTTTGGCTCATTATAATACAACTAAATATCCATTATACCGGATGATATTAACAATATGTATTGTTTTTATATCTCCATTTATTTTAAAATTTCGGGTTCTGTTTTTGAAGTGATTAGGATTTTTAAATGGAGTAGGGTCTGATAATCTTTTAACCCCTTTTTTAGAGGGTGGCCTAAGTAATTCTACATTAAAACAAATGACATATTTGCCACCAGTTTTATTGTACTTATTAAAAGTCCTGTACTCCAATGAAAAACCTTTTGGATTTTTTTTCATATCCGATAAGACTTCACTCAAAAACATTGTTTTTTCCACGTTTCAAAGATCATAAAGCGGTAATTCCATAGAAAGGACAGTATTTTAAACCTGTAAAATACAGGGGTCGTTCTCATGAATTTTATTATAATATTTTGATATTCAATTGTTTAAAATTTAATAATTTATACTTTTTCTCATTGTGTGACGATGATGCCCACGGGCGCCTTAGTTGTATCTACAATTGCCGTTTGCCAAAAAACCGATATATGCCTGGGGCTATTTTACAAAATGCCCTATTTATGGGGTTTTCGAGGGTATAAATGAAAAATCGCTCTTAGGAGGGATGCTATAGGAGGTTGGTAATGATGTAGGAGCTGGTATAGGAGGGGTCTATGACTGATCCGAACCCCCAGAACAGACGATAGTCGAATGTATCGGAGAAGTGGGTAGCATGCTCTTGTAGAATGGTTTTAGATTTCTCACTAGTCTTATCTTTTTCAAATCCATCCTTATTGGTTACTTCTGCATTCTCCATAGAGATAATAAGGTTAGGACATCTATCTGCATTTATACGTACGACAGGTAACCTAATATCCGTTTCCGAAAGAATAGCTTCAATCAATCTGAATTTAAGAATGTGGCTAGGGTTATTAGTATTTGGTGTCTTATTAATAACCTTCCATCCGGCTGCACGTAGTAGATTCTCTACATCTTCAGCGAGGGTTGTTTTACTGTTAGCCTCTTCTTTATATCCGGACCGGTCATGATATAGATGAACGACATTACATGTAGCTTTATGTGGTTCGTAGTAATCTATAAATTTCTTTACCAGGTCACTGAGCTTTTCCTGTTCGGATGATTTGGCAAAGAATTCCTTGATGAAGTTTAGAGTGTTAATAGACTTCAAATGCTGCGATACAGTGCCACAGTTGATCTTACCTCCGAAATCCAGATTCAAATCTAAAGGAACGCCTCTAACCAGATCCGTATCGTATTTACATGATGGTGTATAATCTTCAGTAACCCCACCTAATAAATCAATATTGTCTTTGTATTGGTAATAATGCCTGTTAGGTTTCAGCTGTGGATAGAATCCGTCCTGTACTCCTCGTGGACGGATATTCATAATCTCAGCTTCAAATAGTATTCGGGATAGAGATTGTTTCTTCATATCCTCTATCCATCCATCTTTAAGATTATGTTTATTAACCAGGGCTGATGCTTTGATAAAGGCATACTTCCGTTTATTTAACGGAACTTTCTCCTTGATCTCATCAAGCATAAGCTTTTCCATATTGGTGAACCATTCACCTTTCTTGGTCATTGCCACAGAAGAAACAAATATCTGAGCATGTAGCATTGATTTACCTTTAAACTGTGCCTTCTTAGCACGGTTGGTTGTAAGAACGTTATTAAATAAGCGTTCATAAGTGAGGAGAGCAGCTTCATCACCGATTACCCAGTAGGCATTAAGTCCACGTCCTGAGTTCGGATTATCCAAAGAGACCATGATAGCAATGGCACCATTACTGAAGTGTATGACATTGGCCCAACTGTCCGGAGCTTGAAAAGGCATCGCAAAACCTAAATCTTTACCACATCGGCCAACAACATAGTCAATACCCTCAAATAAACCAAACATCTCCATCCCTTCCTTGGTAGATGGTAATGTTCGGGATTTAATCTGTACGAATGTTTCCCCAACAATTACTCCGGTAGAGCGTGGCATTTGCCGAACGGCTTCCTTAATAAACCATCCCAGTACTGTAGACTTCCCACTACCTCTGGCAGCTTCTATGGTAATATTCGGAATGCCATAACGTTGGTTGCAGATGATCCCAGTCATCTGCATGAGATTAAGCTCTATTTTTTTTACGAGCTTTCCAACCGATATATTACTCGCCATCATCTTCAGATTGTGTCCCGTCTTCTTTAAACTCTACATCTTCAACATCCAGATTGTTAAAGTCAAATGAACCTTCAGCCATAATAGCATCCATCTTCTTATACACCCATCTAGGCATATGGAGATGGTATTCGTGTGCTTGAAGCTTATTTGGATCAACTTTTTGTTCTGTGTCGTTGAAGTTGAATAACGATTTATAGGAATCAAGAGCTTTTTTAGCGGCTTCAAAGTTTCCTCGTTTATATTCCTGTTGGTAGAGATTCCAATAAGATTCTTTTAGAATTTGGCGTTCGGCTGCTATATTGGTTCCGTCTATCTCTCCAAATAATTGTTGTGACCATGCATAGTCCCGATATGCTGTTGCACGGGATACTTTATGGTCTCTGATAAGTATTTGTACCGACTGATGTGCAGAATATTTATTATTGATTCTTAATCCCCATATATGGGTAAGACGTTCTAATTTTGCCAACTCTTTATCCGTAAGCTTAACAGAGGTCTCATCAGTATAATAAGACTTCAATCTCTGAAACATGCTATCCTTGGTATATTTTACGATATCCATAAAACGAAAGTAGTCGCATAAAGCGACTACCTAAAGGACATTATTCTTTGTCAACGTTCTGAAAGTAAGTATTTAATTCAGAATCTTTCATCCTTTTACCATTCTTATGGATTACAAAAGGCAAGTTATTTCCTTTCATATATGTAACCCATCGCCGAACAATTACATCGGCAAATCTAGGATCTAACTCAAAACCCCGGCACTGCCTCCAATTCATTTCACTGGCAATAAGAGTAGAGCCTGAACCAAGGAATCCATCAAAAACAATCTGCAGTTGTTTAGATGAGTTTTTTATGAGGTATCCTACAAGGTCAATAGGTTTCATGGTTGGATGATCGGCATTCCTGAGTGGTTTATCAAAATTCAAAATTGAAGACTGCTTGCGATCACTATACCATGGGTGGGCAGCTTCTTTATTCCATCCATATAATACTGATTGGTGATCATCCTCATCCGTTTTTGTTCCTTCACAATGTATCACAGGCTCGTGTTGCATATGATAATCTAATCGGCCTAAAACAAACTGATTTTTGACCCATATAAGTGTTGATGAAATCTTGTAACCTGCATCTAATATGGCTTTTCTGAAATTAATAGCTTCAGAGTCCGAATAAAAAACATAAGCAGGTGCTCCAGAATTAGAGTATATATAGGTATTAACAAAGAAATCATATAAGAAGCGATAAAAATTATCATCAGACATTTTATCATTCTTAATTTTTAATTTGTCTTTTGTTCCGCCTTGGTAGTCTACATTATAAGGAGGATCGGTTACCATTAGATTTATTTTTTCATCGGGTAATATCTTATCGAAATTATCAGATAGAGTAGAATCTCCACAATAAAAAACATGTGTTATTCCTTTACTTACAGAGACTAAATGATATAAATCACCTTCAATACTGATAGGTTGTACCGGCAATGAAGAATCAAAATCACTTTCGTATTCAGGTGTTAAAGAAGCATTTTCACGTAAAAATTCGTCAAAAGCTCCCATATCCATTCCAATACCCTCCAGATCAATATCCTGAAAGTATTCTTCTATCTTATTCCAATCAAATGTTCCGTTATGAATATTGGAACGTAACATATATTCCTTAAACTCAGATTCTGATAGTTTCCGGTTTGGAATTCTAACATCAATAAACTCATTACCACGCCCTAAAATAAACATGGAAGCTATTCTCTGATGTCCGGCTAATAAAGTATTATCAATATCAATTGCCGGTATTTCTACCAGGTTAAACTTCTTTAAACTTTCAGTAAGCTTTTCAAGCTCTTCGTCCGTGATATCCCTGGGATTGAAATCACATGGAATAAGTTCAGAAACTTTTCTTTGTACAGTGTACCATTCTAACGGTGATAAAAGATCATTATTCATTGATTAAGTTGTTTAGTTGTTCGACCCTGTTTTCATATTCCTGCAGCTGCTCCTTCTTCCGGTTTAATAAGTGTAAATCTCTTTTGTAATTGGGATGACTAGTTTTAGGTAAAGAAGCTTCCATTTTTGATATCGTGGATTTTCTTTTGGTAATATTGGATCGTAAATTATTTCTGGTAGTAATAAGCTCCATTGGAGATAGTGATCCGTAATCAACTTTCGTTTCTATTGGTAGTACACGTTTATACTCTTTATAATGGTCTAAAGCATTCTGGCATTTGTCTAACTGGTCTAAAGCGGCAAACATCTTATTTTGTATCTCATATGCTGTTTTTTCATCTCCATGATCAACAGCATTCAGTTGTATTTTTAGACTACAAGCCTCTAACCAATAATCATAACGTTGTTTATAAGCAATATGAAGTTCCTGTGGGTAATTGGAGATAAGATCAGAGAATATACTCTGCTTCTTGTGTTCAGCAGGAACTGTTTCTTTAGGATTTTCATCAGAAACTGAAATAATAGGTTCTGGAGTTTCTCCTAGCTGTTTAATAAAATATTTCAGTTTTGCATGATTTGCAGTGCTGAAATCTTGAAATGCTTTTATTTTTTCCGGATTACCACCGGAAGAAATGTATTGACCTATTAACTGTTTATGGATTTCCCTATTCATAAGAAGAAAAAAACTCTCCCAATCGAGAGAGTTTTAACACTAAATTCTAAACTATATTATGATTTCGCAGGCTTTTCTGGTGGATCTTGATCTGCAGGTTTATTTTTTGAAGCTTCCTTTTCGGCTAATGCCAACTCCAAAACTGATACATCATGTTTTAATCCTTGTGATTTTCGGATTTCAAGTATCTTAAGTAGTCTTTCTTTTGGTAGCTTTTTCAAAGGTTCTTTTGCATCCTTCTTAAACATTAGATAAGTAGCACCCGCCTCTATAAGCTCAAGAGCATTCTCCGGAACATCATTTAATGTAATGACAGATCCGTTACCTTCAATGATTTTGGAACCTTTTGGAACTGTTAAAATAATTTGATCTTTCATAATTCAAACTTTATTAAGATCCTGATGGAGGAGTAGTTGTGTCAGGAGTGATGGTAATGGGACCATTATACATCCTAATTGGAGAATTAGATGTTATTTTAATTGTTGCCCCACTGTTATCATCAAACTTCTTACCCGTTTTTACTTCAGCTGTATCTATGAAGGCAGGATTAATTTTGTCACCAATAACCCAACCTTGGCCAGCTGAATCTTTAATGTTCAAAATTAAAGGAGTGTTCTTATGAGTTTGAAGAAAACCGATAACTTTTCCTTTAAATCCGAGGATAAAGGCATCTAAATCAGTTTTCATTTTTTTATTCCCTTTGTTGCCGACAAATGAAGCTGTAAGCTCATTTTCATCAACCAGAATATCAATCTGTTTAAAACCTTTACCTGTTTTGGTTACCAATCCTGTATTAGAAATGGTAATTCTCTCTTCATAAGATAGAGCATCCGTTATGGTTGGGAGAGTTAGTGTCTCAACATCAGGTTCTGGAGCATAATTTAATTTTGTAGATAAACCAGCTGTAATTTCGTCATTAGGACAGTGGTTAACATTTTCTACACGAATATTATCAAAGCAATTTGCCATTGTATTACAGTTTTTGGATTAAAGATGTGTTGACGAATTCAGCAATTGCTTCTTCATCTTTTGCTAATTCTTTCTGTTTCCAGACTTTATTTTTATAACGAATGGATTTTGGAGCAGAATCTGTAAACTTAAATTTCTGTCCATTGTATGAAAACTCATAACCAGGTTCTGGTGCATCTGGTTGGGGATCTGCTGATAAAAGATCACTCTCCAATTGTTCAAGATCTTTTTCTTTTTTTGAAACATTAGCCTCACGATCATCTAATTCTTGTTTCTTAAGAATTAGTTTTTCGGACATTTCCAGATTTTTGCCAGCTAGTTCATCAAACTCAGACTTATCCTTTTCAAATTGTTCTTTTTCAGAATTGAAATTTTGAACTTTTTCTTCAAATTCTTTTCTGTCATTTGCCAATTTCTCTTCACCAGCTTTAAGATCAGTTTCTTTTTGTATAAGCTTCTCCTCAGTAAGAGGAGTAGCTTTTGCATTTTCTTTTGCCATAACTATAGACTATTATGAAAGTTTACTTTCGTTAGGGTAGAATAACTTATTTTGCGCAGCATCCTGAAGCCCAAGATTCTTTGTAGCATCAGGCGTATGTAGGAATAGATATTGGTTATAGCCAAAATCATAACCCAATGAGAACTCAGATAAAACTTTCACAATTCTATCTTGTACTTGAATATCTGAAATATAGGCAGGGTTCTCCACTACATCAACAGTTTCCAAGAAGTTGTTATCTATGGTTGCGAAAATTGTTCCCTTCGTTAGTCCAGGAATACCTACAATTTCACGTTTTCCAAAACGTGTTTTTACTGTATCATCCGAATTGAAAGAAGGTCTGATACCATAAGTATTGTCGTAATTCTCCTGATATTCCTCTTTATCTGCCAGTGATGTAAAAATTCTTTTAACTAGCGGTTTCATCATCTCAGGGATGTTTTTTTCGAAATCACTGATAACTTTTACATTATTAGTAGCAGTCATTGCATCACCTGGAATAAGATAAGCTGGGTTAGTTGTATTGGTTAAAATCTTTGGTAAGGTTGTATTTAGACCATCCATAGAAAATCCGAAAACAGGTGTAGCAAGGCCTGTTTTATTAGCATCATATTTACCATTGATTGATAACCAGTCTAAATCTGAAATAATTTTAGCCATGATCATCTCAAAAATTTCTTTTGAGATTCTCTTTTCTCCCGGTTTTTTACCTTCATCAAATTTGTCAGCATATACAGTGCCTAGAATTTCAGCAGGGTCCAATTGGAAATCGACTTTTTGTCTGAAAGACTTTACAGTTTTATTTTTATATACGACTTCATCAAAAGGTGTAAAAGATTTAGAGTAATAGGATTGTACCACGTGTCCAATTAATGACATTGGTAATGGATATTCACCGTTTACCTTTGTTATTCTGCGAGCATACTTGCTAAGGAAAATTGCTTTTGCTAAAATAGCTGCCTGAAATGCTTCCGGATATTTATTTACATAGGATGCAAGATCAGATTTAATTTCATTAATATTAAAAGCCATATCTTATTCTTTAATTTTTGGAAAATCGAACTTTTGAGTCATAACCTTGTTATGCTGATAATCTTTACTAGGATCTGGTTCATCCTCTTTTTCTTGACCATCATTTTTAGGGAAAGAATGTCTGTTATCAGAAGTACCATACTCCTTACATTTATTACCCAATAAAACAACAGCATCGGCCTCCGTAGCATTTTCAGGAAGTTCTGCAGATAGACCGTTTAATTCTAATGCTTGAGTAACAGCATTCTTCAATGAAGAGCTTGCTGTTTCCAAAGTATTATACTTTTCTTGTAGATTATCCAGCTTTTGCTGAATATCTTCATTACCTTTTTCAGAAAGGTGATCTTCTAGTTTTTGCAGACTTTCTTCATCCAATCTTGCGTGGGCTTTTGCTCCAAACAATCCCGAATGAATATTTACTGCCATAATGCCCAAAAAGGCCGTAAGTTTTGGATATTTCATATTTAAAATTTTTGTAATGCTTCTTCTATACTACACAATTCATCAACAAGACCAATCTCTAATGCTTCATTAGGACGATATAAATCACCTTTAAATACTTTACCATCATCTTTCAATGTATCACCATAAAAACTCTTAATATCACTTAAGAACTGATTATTGAAAGAAGTAGCCATAGCTTCGAATGGCTGTTCGTTTTGATTCGTTACCATTTCTCTCCATGCAAAATTTTTGAGTGAACTATCTGGTGCGTAAATGTCTTTCATTAAAGCTCCTAGCTTTTCAAAAATCTTGGAATAGTCTGCAAATGGGATATAAGTTCCTACAGAACCGAACCAACTGGCGTGGGGGCTTGCAGCTCTTAACTTACAAGCCCCAAAAAGATATTGTGCTGCTGAACACACTAAACCATTCGAATAACCAATGGTAGGTGTTTCCATATTAAAAATATAATCAGCTAATTCTCTGGTACCATCTACCATACCACCTCCGGAATCAATATTTAATAATACACCAGAAACTCTTTCATCAGTTTCCAATGATTTCATGATTTGAAGGATGGTTTGAGTACCGGTATAATACCAGTCGGAATACTTTATAATTGGTCCTATAATATTTAGGACTACAGGAAATTGAGAAATACCCTTTTCTGAAAAAGTTGACATCTGATGTTCAACTTTCGAAATATATTTTGCGTTGATTTCTTCCTGTGTCTGAAACGATTGGTTTTTAAAACCTAAAACCAATTGTGGCAGAACGGACATTAAAAATGCCTGATCTATCATAATTGGTTCATTGAAAAAATTGTTTACTCCGTGCATACCTTAAGTATTCACAGGCAAAGCTATATGAGACGTGGTAAGAAGAAAAGGACTTTAAATTTTTCGGCGATCTTGTACATCTTTGGAGAAATAATAGTATCTCCGTATATATTCATTCCAAAGCTGTCGGTTCCGGAACCATCATCTTTAATATTATCTGTTACTGTTATACTCATAGGATATCGTTCATTTCCGATCATTACCATTTCTGAATTGGATACCAGAACAATAGCAAATTTTCTGAATTTGTTAAACTTACTATACCATTCTTCACGATTCTTGATAGATAGATCAACAAGAGATAATACAATGTCTAAACTATATGAAACATTGTCTTCATTAAGTTTAGTTGGTATTTTTCTATCTGGGTCTGTAGGTAATATTCTGAATTTATATAAGGCATCCTCTGGCTGAGGAAATATATTGTTGTACTGATCAATATAAGATATTTTTGATTTGTCATAAATCAAAACTCCTTTTAGTTCTCTAATGAAATTTTCTGGTAGGTTACAATAATGTCGCATTTTTAACACTTTTAAAAGAAACGATTTTTATAAATAAAGTCGGGATTTAATATTTTTTTTCTTTCTGGTAAATTCTTTATATAAAGCATCCCACGTTATATCTTCATCAATAATATCATAAGAGTCTAAGATATCATTGATACTGGTTTGATACTCTATATCGTAAAATTCTTTATTACGGATCGCAGTGTAGTATATTTCATCCCGAAAAATCCGATCTACAATGTTATGGATCATAGTTTCATGTTTGGAAGATAATATAAAGCCTATTTTCGTACTTAAGTCGTAACTCATTGTAAATTGAAAAATGGCCGTTTTACAAGAAATGTTTACATCTTTTATGCAGTTGTGTTTTTTTGTTTTATTCTCCAGCATAGAAAATACTATAGAACCAAACCAATCCATAGATGTCAATCTATATTCTGACCCTAGTTTAATAGTCAAATATTTCTTAATTGCAGGCGTAACAGGTAAATTAATAGATACATCCATAATTATTTTACTTTAGTTAAAATTCTATTATAAATCCAGGCATATTGAGAGCGATCATATTTCCAATACCATATTCCGTCTGAATTATCAACATAATCTTCAATTTCAGACCATGTTTTAGGCATATATTTTTCTTGTATTACTGCCAGATCCTTTTCTGAATACAAACTTCCAAAATATGTTATACCTACCAAACGACCTCTAAAATAAGAACCAAATACATATTCTTTGGTTTTATCACTCTGTAGCTGTAAAACATCCATATCTACAAAGAACTCGCAAATAGAAAAAGGATGAAATTCCAGTTTATACTGATTGCAGACTTTATGATGAGAATTAACAATAGCACGTTCTACAGTTATATCCGGAATTATATTATGTTTAGGGAATGGCATTTTTTTAATCTAAATTGTTATCAATGAAATCAGAATAAAAATGATTAATATTATTCTGAATTTTATTCATCAGAGATCTAATTACTTTTCCGTTGCTAAATTTATCATGTTCAAACATCTTGACGCTTGGAAAAGTAATAGTGAAATGAAAATGTGATCCTTCATCAATTGACCATCCTGATAAACTGGACGATCTATTTTTTTTGTCACTGTGTCCATAAGTTAAAAAAGCATTTTCTACTTCTTCCAGTGCATTTATATCTACACCTAATTTTTCCCATTGTTCATAATCGTAAATAGTTGTTGCATATTTTTCTTTGAAAAATGGAGTAGCTTCTTTTTTTAGTCTAAAATGTTTCATAATATTTAAAATTTTTGTTTTTGTGGTTAGAGTGCTATTTTTTTCGTCTACATTGTCTACAATTTCTACATGCAATAGAAATGTAGTATTAATAGTACTTTACAGAAATTAAATTTTCTAAGCCTATATTTATTTTGTAGAAATTTGTAGACGAACTTTTTTTTATTTCTACAACTTTCTACAATTTCTACAATCATTTCTACTTATTTTTTTTAGGTTTTATAGGCTTTATACGTTTGTAGAAATTGTAGAAGTTTTTTTAATACGGTTTCAGAATAATTACTCTTATACAATTTTTAAAAAAGGAATCCATCGTCGTTATCTTCATTATTATTTGATGATTCTGTAAACGCATTTGGATTATTAGCTTCAGATCCATTTTCTTTATTGTCTTCAGAAAATAGAGTTCCCTGATTCAGTTGTACATTTATCTGATGATTTATATCGCCTTCAATGGCTCCGAGCTTACTTAAATCAAATTGTATAGCTGATGTTGGAGTACCTTCTTTATCAACTCTCACTTTCTTACCCTCGGCAACAAAAGCAGGATCTTCCATTAATATTTCTTTCATCTTCCTTTTATCTGGAGCTGATTCCTGGTATTGTGCCAACCACATTCTCTGAATTTTCATAAATGCTGTTGTGAAGTTGAATGATATTATAGATGAATCAACTCTTACATCCTGATTTACCAAGAGACGGTCTGTAACGTTTCCTCGCATACACATAATGAAGCAATCCCAGAATTTTATATATGGAGATGCAGTAGCAAGTTTACGTTTCTGGTTGTCTACCATAGTGGCAAAATGACTAAGTATTTCAGATTGCTTAAATGGAAAGAAGTTTTCTTTTTCGAACAGCTGATACACCGATAACAATACACCTAAATTCCCGATAATTCTGGATGTGGTGTTTTTAAATTCATTTAGGTCATTCAAAAGATTTACATTGGATCTATAAGTATCCAAAAACATTTCTCCGAAATATAGACGCTTATGGATAAAAAAGTCTGATATTGATGATATCCCTTTTTTAATGATGTCCTTCAGTTTATTGTATTCTGTTTTTGCCGTTTCATCAAATTCTTGAACCTTCATTTCTTCCCATAGACAACGTGTAATTAAAGCTTCAGCATCCGGATAATCGTTACCTGTAAGTAGAGTAGATCCTAAGATTGGAATTTCATCTGTTGCAACTCTTGATTCCATAGAACCGCGTTTATATCCTCGTCTATCCCATAGACCTTTTAATACACCATCTAATTGAGGGTTTCCTCGCTTATATTCTGAAAGTTGAGATATACCATTGTTAAACTGAGAAAACTCCCTAATTTGAGCCTTTATCGTTGATGCTCCTCCTTCCAGTTGAATTGCTGTTTGTGGAATTCCCAAAAGTGACTGAATAGCCTCACATAGGTTATCTTTACCAGTAGAAGCTGGACCAAAATAAAACTGAATTGGGAAAAACCCTGTATTGCTCACAACGATATCCTGATATAGAGAAGCTATTCCCCATAATAACCCAGTAATAGCATGTTCTCTATGTACCTTATAAACCTGCATAAAATAATTAGCAGTACTTACTTCGGTAGGAATAGATTTGAATTTTTTTTGCGGGCCAAAGGCAAACATGTTTTTTTCATAGTTTTTATTGGCAGATGGTATATAGTAGCTTTCTCCGTTATATTTGAAAAGCCCTTCTTTATTTAATTCTTCTTCTCGGTTTCCTGGAATGATCACTTTATTATTCCACACCCAAAATCCTTCCGGTTGCCAGCCTAAGATATCGATCTTACGCCCGTTTCCCATTTTGTCAAAAAGGTATTTTAGTAGATTTTCATGATCAGCTGCAGTTCCGGAGAAAAAGAAATTTCCAAAGCTGGTCACCACATTTTTAAAAGATTGCAGTGTATTTATCCTATCTGAAACAACATCGAATATTTTTTCTATTCCATGAACATTGCAAACCCGGATTAATTTCATCGGAAATTTTTCGTCCTGCATGTGTTGGACTATTTCAATACTGAAGTTTGATATCTCCTTAAAGAAATAAGGTGCATCAGTACCTTTCTTTGCAAAAATTTTATTGTCACTCTGGAATATACCGTATTCTTTAATGTCATCAAGAACATCATTTAGTTCACAAGAAAGTCCATCCGGTAAATCATAATCTTTCGCATCCCACCAGCTGACCTTTTTAGGCTTTTTTTCGTCTTCAATTAATTTTAAAATATCATTAATTTCTTTTGCAGAAACTTCGGAATATCGATTAACAACTTCCTTTACATATTGATTTTTAATGATACTATCATTAATCTCTGCCAGAATTTCTCCAATATAAAATATGAAGTTCTTTTTATTGCCGGGAGATAAAATTATTTTTTTTGATCTTGGTTTTTTGCCGGTGCGTGCTTCTTCTTCATTATCTTCTTTCTCACGCTCCACACGAGCTTCTTCCATATAATCATTATAGTTATCCCTGATTTGATAAAGAACAGCATCTTCCATTAATGATGATATATAGGAAATGGAATCTTTTCCCATTCTTTGGCCAATGGTATCAGGATCATCACTTTCGTTTTCCGGAACAACGATTTCAGCGATCATTCCATTTTTCAGAAGCAATTCCATATCCCGGAATGCAGCTTCTTTTCCTGCTTTATCACCATCCCTGAAGATTACGACTTTATCTGTTACTTTTTTTAATTTGCGGATATGCTCAGGAGTTAAAGCAGTTCCTAAAGTGGCCACTGTATTATCAAATCCAACCTGATGCATACGCATAACATCAGTAGGACCCTCTACCAATATAGCATATCCAAAGAACCGAATTTGGAGTTTTGCTATATTATAACCATAAAGAACATTTCTTTTTTGGAAAATTTGACTTTCTGTTGAGTTAAGATATTTTTGCTTACCATCTGCTTTATCAGGATTAATTCGACCATTAAAGCCAACACAATCTGTCCGATGATCATAAATAGGAAAAATTACACGATCCCTGAAGAAATCATAATGACGGGTTTCACTATTTTCATCTTGTTTGATCAGATTTAATTCAGTGGCATAGGATAATAAGCCCTCATTTTTTATAATAGGAGTAAGATGACTTTCATTGTATGCATAACCAATATCAAATAGATCTATAATTTCAGGACTAAAAGCCCTGGTTTCAAGCATATATTTTTTTACCCAGTGATCATCTGGCAATCTTTTAAAATTTTGTTGATAGCTGTTATTTGCTTTGTTTATTACAGATTTTAATACTTCCGAATGTTCTCTTTTTTCTTTGGTTTCTTGAGTCTCCTCCTCATATTGAATAGTTATATTAAGCTCTTTAGCTGCTTTTATTGCTGCTGGAAAAAAACTAAGGGATTCTTTCTCTTTTAAGAATGATATAAGATCCTTTCCACCTTTTCCAGTAGAGTAGCACTTCCAAATTCCTTTAGCATCAGAAACCATAAAACTTGGTGTTTTCTCATCAGTAAATGGAGATAAACCCTTATAAGTGCTACCATTTTTTTTCAGAACAACAAAACTTTCCAAAGCTTTAGAGAGCTGATAGTCTTTTATTTGATCAATTGTTGATTGAGATATTCTGGACATTAGCTAAGTAGTTTAAATACCTGTTTTTCTGCACTATTTTCAATTAACTTCCAATTATTTGGTAGTTTGAGAGTCATGTTAAGTACAGGGAAAAGGTGAATTTCATCATTAATCATTTTTATCTCTCCAATATTTGTAAGCTTATTAATAAAATAAAAATCGGCTTGTTTAAAACGGTATAGCAATGATCCTGGATATAAAAGTTTATTCCTTTCTGATAAAAGTTTCATATCTATAAATTTTCTGCGATAATGGGTTGAATTTGCACCTAGTTTTTCCTGTATCTGTTCATTAAGTTTTTGTTGATTTATATAGCCTTTTTTTAGAAACAAGTCCTTACAAAACTTAACCCATATTCGATATTGTCGGTAGTTAAAACGTCTCATTTCATATAAGTTTTAAGGATTAAACTCATCCAAGGCTAAAAGAAAAATACCGATTACAAGTAGTTCATTCGGACTAGTAGTTTCCGTATTTACAGACCTTTCTATTTTTTCTTTCCATTCCTGCAGATTACTTTTAGGATTCAATGAAATATATTCGCGAAAGTTTTTCCGGTGTTTTTCAATACCCATTGTTATCCTTTCCTGAAGAAATCCATTCGGGTACTCATTTTTTATCTGTGTTTTTAATGCTGATTTGAATTGTTCTAGGTCCATTATTGATGTATTTTATAGATTGTAGTCATGGATCTTAATGCCATTCCCATTTTACTAAATCCCATTTCTGCTTGTTTTGCACTAATAAATAATGATTCATACATTATGATAGATTGATCTACAATGTTTTTAAGATGGATATTCTTTAGCTTCTTACGGTATTTTTTACTTGACATTTGGCCAGTTTTTAGGTTTATTTACTTTTTCAAACTCGTATACCCAAACCCAAGGGTTTTGCTTCCATGCACCATTTCCGTTAAGTTTAACCCACATTGATGCAAAAGAATCAATTGCGTTAAACATATGATGTCTATTTAAATGATTTACGAACCAACCTGGTTCTTCATATTGTTCGTTAACAATTTTTCCAAAACCTTCAGCAATTGCATCTTCTTCCGATATATCACGTAGGAGCTGGTGCCTTATATTTGTTATTTTTAAAAAGCTCCGAGCAGCTTCTCTAGGCATAAATATTGAAGGTCTCCAGAATCCTTTCCATTCTTTTATAAATTGTTCACACTTTGATGCTTTATAATAATATTTTTCGCCTAAACCATTTTCATAATTTGGTGCTATCATCCATGTTTCACGAACCCAAAGAATATCGCCAATTTTATATTTAGGTACTTTATATTCGAAAAAAGAGATATGATGAGTAGTTGAACCATCTTCATTTAATTTAGGAGCTGGTACATCGTTCTGTATTTCACATAGATGTGTACCATATTTGTCCTCACGGAGCTTAATATCTGTATTAGAATACTTCTTTTTTACAATTCTTCGCGTTTGATTTTTACGATCTTCATCAATGGCTTGTACCATTGGAGTTGAAAAAAGTATAGGTTTATATATAGATTTCATTTTATAATATCTTTAGATTGACATTTAGGACATTCAAAATCCAATTCTTTTCTTAGGTCAAATACATTCCCGCAATTTGTACAGGCTCTCCATATTTCATGATTATGATCTTTTACTATATCCTGAATTGTTAATGCAGGAATTTTTTTATTTAGCATTTTTTGTCGTTCTAATTCAACAAATGAGCGTATTCTAGGATCTTTTATCATATTACTTTTTGATTTTCGTTAGCCTCTATTTCATCTAGTAAATCAAATAACGATGGCATATTCATTTTTTCTTCAGCTGCTTTACAGTAGCTCGCTCCATCAAAGAAGTATCCTGAATTAAGCTCTATACCAATACCGAATCTTTTTTTAAGAATTGCACGATATGGTACGGTTCCAAGTCCACTGAAAGGATCTAGTACAATATCACCTTCATTGCTCATTTGGTCTATAACTCTGTCTACAATATCAAATTGTAGTGGGCATAAGTGCATTTCTTTTCCTTTTGACCATTGCGATCCGTTAAGAGTTAACATTCTGGTAACGTCTGTCCAAACTTCATCAGACCAGCTCTGTGGTTGTAATAGCATAAATGAAGTAGGTAATTTTCCTTTCAAATCAAGTGTTTCTGCAATTTTTACATTATGCTCAAAATTGTACACTGTATCTAAAGAATATTTTTTATACTCCTGAAATATGTTTTTATGATCAAGTTTGGCAAGCTCTTCCGGTTTTATACAACGGTTACCAGAGCTTCTTGTAAAACCATGAGCATCCATTTGCCATTTCGCACGGGTATAATCAGATTTACTTTTAATAACCGGAATATCTGCATATGCATTTGTTTTGTCTGTCGCTGGCTTTCTGAAAATTAAAAGATATTCTGGCATTCCTACTCCCATTTTGGTTCCGTCCTTACACTGTTCAGACCATCCTAACCGGTATGTTTGGTTGTTTTCACGAACAACATCTGTAACAATGGTTTTCATTCCCATATAGGCGAAACCATGCTTGATATAATGTTGTATACAATCTAAATGAAAAGGATATACTGTTTGGCAACCCATTCCAGAAAGGCCCATAGGAACAATTCTATCTTTTACGTGAATTACAGCCAATCTACCAGGAATAAGCTTGTCGTATAGGGTAGGGGTTAAGTAATCCATTTGCTCAAAGAACTCTTCATTGCTTTCAGAATGTCCAAAGTCTGCATAGTTAGGGGAGTATTCATACTGTGTAGAAAAAGGAATGGAGGTTAGAATTAAACCAACAGAATTATTTTCCAAATTCTTAGTTTCCGGTACATTATCATTGTTAATCAACATGAATTGTTTTCCAGTTACTACAACCCTTTCTGTACCTATTTTACGGGTTAAGTGCTGAGCCATTTCTGAATGTGAAAGGCCATATTTTTTAATTATATCAGTCATTTTTGTAACAAGTTTGTTGTGATTTTTCCATTTGTTTTCCAAAGATTTTCTAATACCCCTTTCTGCTTCGGTATAGATAAGGTCTAGTCTTACTTCTTTAGTTTGAAGAAAACGCTGTATACGGTGTACAGACTGTATGAAATCATTGAATTTGTGACCTATACCTAGATATATTCCCCAATTGCAATATCTTTGAAAGTTACATCCAGATCCTGCAATAACCGGTTTAGCAGCTAATTCCTTTATTTTACCGTGAGAAAATCCAAGAATAGCTTCTTCTCTTTTCTCATAATCTTGTTTGCCATAAATAGAGACCACATCAGGAATAGCCTTTTCAATGGAAATCCTTTCGCTTTCCAAATCATGCCATATAATTCGATGAGATTCTGGATCTTCGTTTCTTATTTCAATTAATTTTTCAATCCTTGCATCCAGAGATTCTCTTTTTTCTTTGGCAGCCTCAGGTAATCCAAGGGCAGCATCTTTGAACATTTTAATCTGTCCATTCTTTTCAATGCCTGCATTTTCATGGTTTGTCGGAATCTCGTGCCAGTGAATGTTTAATTCTGGTAAAATATATCCTTCATCATCTGCATGGTTACCAGTAATATCTGAAGGTTTAGTAATGAATATCGCCCAGGAAGAAACCCATAACCAGAATTCCTCTTCTTTATGTGCGTGTAATGTTAATGCATCGGCTTTTGTAGAATCTCGTTTGAAAAAACGTGTTTTTGCCTGTGAAATATCCATTATACCCAGAAAGTCGGCATAAGCTAATAGTTCTATATAATCATTAGGAGATGGTGTAGCTGTGGCAACATAACGGTATTTAATATGATCCTCCCCACGTCTTGAACCCATAGGACCCGCATCACCGGTATATAGCCTCATGAATTCCCTGAATGTTTTAGAACCACCAAGGCCTCTAAGAATTGACGCTTCATCCAAAGATGATGTCTGAAATTTTGTAGGATCTAATCTACCATCCCGGATGCTTTCATAATTAGTTAGGTATATTCCTTCTCCAGACATTTCATTATTTCTACGAATGAATTTTGGAGGTTCATTCCATCCTAATATATTACAAGCATCCTCCATAAATTCCTGCTTTACATTCAGAGGACATACAATCAATCCATTAGAAGTACTGGATGCCTCCAGCGTACATCTTACAGCTTCTATTTGGGTTACAGTTTTATGTAACCCAAAAGAAGCAAAACAAGCCCGTCTACCACCTTCAACTAACCACTTTACCATTAGTTGGTTATGTGGTTTTAATCTCGGATTGATGTTTCCAATTTCAAGTGGAAAACCAGATTTTGGAGCTAGCTTTATTTTATTACGAAGAAATTGTTGATAATCCATGATAAATTATTTTATAGCTTCCAATTGCTTACGAATATCTTCGATAGGAACAGCCAGTGTATTGATTGATTTATTTTCATCCGGTAGAAATTTGGCTGCTTCCGGAAATTCCTTTTGAATTCTATTATAGGTTCTTAAAGAATTAAGCGTGTTTTCAATAGAATTTATTAGATTATTCCTTTTCGATTCAAGTTTTTTAATCTCATTAGAAATTTTCAAAATTTGTTTTACTTCATATTTATCTGGTAAAATGCACACCTGCCAGCTTCCATCTGATGGTACCGATTTTTTTAAATCAAAAGCGTCATTAAGTCCATTACCTTCAACTCTAATTCGTGAACATTTATAAAAATATTTGTTGTGAGTTGAATAAAGATTTATTATTTCTTTTGGTAATGTTTTCAGATAGATTTCGCTTATTATTTCAGAAATTTCATTCTGTTTTTGGCTAATTTGTTCTGCAATCTTTTTTGTTAAAGATTTTGCTATATCACGTGATTGTTGTTTTGAAATGTATTTGCTCATGGTTTAAAATTTAGAATGGTAAATCATCATCGTCATTCCCGACAGCACTGTTAATATCTTCCTGAGTTGCTTCTGTAGATTTTGGCTCTTTATATCTACAATTGCCGATGTAGTAATCGTTTTTTACATTAGCTTCATAAGCTTCTTTTGTAAGTGTGCATTGAATAGCTGCATTATTATTGTACTTATCAGCCTCTTCATGAACCCATACATTAATGTCGAAAACTATTTCTTCTCCATTTTTTGTTTGAATTCTTTGAGCTTTTATATGACCTGATCTTAATGCTTTTTTTAACTGGGTGTAGTTAATTTGGCCATAAAATGAAAGGGGTTTTGCCATAATATTTAGAATTTAAAGTTGTTATTAGAATAAAAACCCGGCCTAGGTTTCACAACGGAGCCGGGGCAACACCAAATAAATAATATGAAACTGGTCTTTCCCAGATGTCAGATTCTTTTGATAGGAATTATCTTTTCCCTGTGTTGAACTACGAATTGAAAGGCTCGTTAACAACACCTAAACATAACCTTGTGGAGAGTATAGGATTCGAACCTACGCCTTAGCCGACTTGTTTTGTGTATGCATACGCTTGCTCTACCATTAAGCTAACTCCCCTGTAAAAAAGGCACTGCACCCGACTGGCCGGTATTACCCCTTTGTGCCTTTAGGAATAATAATTACAGCTTTTCAGCCGGTTTCTCTATGTAAAAGATTTCATCATCTGATAATCCCTTATCTCTAAAAAATTGGATAACCGCATATTTTGTTAAAGATGAATTTGCAGTTTCTTTAATAGTATATCTATCTGCCATTTGCCAGATAGCTCTTTCACTAACTCCTAAAGCCAGAGCCAACTCCATACGAGTATTTCTATCTTCAGAGAGTTTTTTAATTACTTTTTTTTGGATAAATACGTTCATTTTCGTACAAAATTTTATACTTTTGTTTAAACTTTTGTACAAACTTACAAAATAATATATAAGAAAATGCATTTTTATATAAGAAAATGTTGAAAAATATATAAGAAAATGTTTAAGTATTTGATTTTCAGATAATAAAAAACGCCCCCATGAAGAGAAGAACACAAAAAGAACGTGAGGAAATATTACAATTAAAAGAGATTGTGATTAATAAATTAAATCAATACGAAATTTCTGCATATGAAATTGGAGAGAAAGTAGAGGATGTTACGTTTCCAACAGTTCTTAATATTGTTAATGGTAAAACAACATACCCTTCTATGGATAAGCTAAAAAATATATATAATTATATTATATCAACATATGAGATGGATTCTGAAAATAAAGAAATAAAAGAATCTATTGATTTAATATCCGAAACTATTTCAAAATCTGAAAATGTTAATTTAGATGAAGTAATGGCTGCTATTAATCAACTCAATAATAAATTGACTAAAATACTGGATGCAGTCCAAGAAAATGGCCTTCGACAACAGTTAATATTTGAATTTTTAACAAGTGCGAAGGCCGAAGAAGTTAAATATCTCAAAGAAAAAATCTCTGAAAAATTAAAATAA